TCAGCTCTTCTTCTTGGAGGCGCTATACAAGCTTTGTGCATCGTCTGGACAATAGGCCATCGGACCTCCGGGTCGCCTGAACTTTCCGTCTTGGGTCTCGCGAACAAAGATCGTCTTCTCGTCGATCTTTTTCAGGAGAGTGATCTCCTTGTACGGGTGTCCTTCTCTTTCAGCGGAATGGCAGACCGTATCAAGTCTGATGCTGCCGGGAGCGGTATCCGACAGTTTGACGATCTTGCATCCCTCCTCGCCGCCCGAGATGAAGTTGGAGTTCCAATCGACCTGCATGTCGCCGTACTCCCCGCATCTTGCACCGAATTCGGGTCCTGGCTTTGCATAGGTGCCGTCCTTTGGGCGCCATTTGCCGGACACCGTCTTGGGGCCCTCCTGGGCGTGGAGAGGCAGGCCAGCACATGGCAACAAAAGCGTGGCAAGCGTCAACAACGAGGCGAAGCGTTTCATCCGATTGAGTTTCACGAGTCCATTCCTGCGCAAGATTTGGTGTTGAGCTGTCCGAGGGTGTGAACCTCAGAATAGTGGATCGACCACAGGTTGAGCAAGCGGCGTGCACTTTGGCATTGCCTGGTTTGCCCTCAATCCATTCAATGAAGTGGAAAGCTAGATGTCCTGGGAAGATGTCCTACGACGAATGTTGCCTCCGACCGACGGCTTTCAACCGCACGCCACCAGCCCATACGGTGCAATTCGGGATCGCGGCACATCGCCCCATCGTGGCGTAACGCGATGTGGCGCAGACGTACCGGCCTGCCGTAGGGCGATCGAGCGCATCCATTGTCCATCCTGAAAATTCCGACCGCGAAGATCTTCGAGCCGCTGCTGCAGCCCGCGCGCTACAAGGGCCTTTACGGCGGACGCGGCTCGGGCAAATCGCATTTCTTCGGCGAGCTCCTGGTGGAGACCTGCCAGGCGGAGCGCGGCACGCTCGCTGTCTGCATCCGCGAGGCGCAGCGCACGCTGGCGCAATCCTCCAAGCGGCTGATCGAAGGCAAGATCGCAAGCCTGCGCCTCGGCCACGGCTTCAAATGCTACAGCGACCGGATCGCGACGCCGGGCGACGGCCTCGTGATCTTTCGGGGCCTCCAGGATCACACGGCGGACAGCATCAAGTCCCTCGAGGGCTTTCGCATCGCCTGGATCGACGAGGCGCAATCCCTGAGTGCGCGTAGCCTCGCGCTGCTGCGGCCGACGATCCGTGCCGAGAAGTCCGAGCTGTGGGCGAGCTGGAATCCGCGCCGCAAGTCTGATGCGATCGACGATTTTCTGCGAGGGCGCAAACCGGACGGAGCGATCGTCGTGAAGGCGAACTGGCGCGACAATCCCTGGTTTCCGGATGTGCTCGAAGAGGAGCGACTGCTCGACCAGAAGCTCTATCCGGAACGCTATGACCATATCTGGGAAGGCGACTATGCGCGCGCCTTCGAGGGCGCCTATTTTGCCTCACTCTTGTCGCAGGCGCGCGCCGAGGGGCGGATCGGCAAGGTTTTTGCGGATCCGCTGCTGCCGCTGCGCGCCTTCATCGATATCGGCGGCGCGGGCGCTGCGGCCGATGCCTTCACGATCTGGATCGTCCAGTGGGTGGATACCGAAATTCGCGTACTCGACTATTACGAGAGCGTCGGCCAGGTGCTGGCCTTCCATGTCAACTGGCTGCGCGCGCGGGGCTATCAGAACGCGGTCATCACTTTGCCGCATGACGGCGTCGCCACCAGCAACATCACCGGCAAGCGCTATGAGGATCATTTGCGCGAGGCCGGCTTCACGGTCGAGCCGCCGGTGAAGAACCAGGGGCCGGGGGCCGCGATGATGCGCATCGAGGCACTGCGCAGGCTGTCGCCACAGCTCCACTTCAACGCGGAGACCACCGAGCCCGGCCGCGAGGCGCTCGGCTTCTATCACGAGAAGAAGGACGAGGCGCGCAACATCGGGCTCGGTCCCGAGCACGACTGGTCGAGCCATGCCGCCGATGCGCTGGGGCTGATGGCGATCTGCTACGAGCAGCCGGGCAGGGTGTCGGCATTCAACCGGCCGATCCGGTATGCCGAGCAGGGCTGGGTGTGAGCGATGCCGTTCGCGGGCGATAAAACCTGTGGTTGACCTTGTTCCCGATATGTTCTAAGGAGGGTGGTCTGGCTGCGGGTGAAAAATACGATGGCGTTGCTCGGGATCCTGTCTGGTCGGATTGACCAGTGCGCGCCTGCCTGTCGATCCTTTCGTTCGGACGGATCTAAGTCGAACCTTCAATATGGCGTCGCGGCGGCCGGGCTCGCCTGTATCGTCGCGATGAAGGCGGGCGGGTCGAGCTCGGGCAGACCGCGGCAGGCTGGATCGGCCTCGGTATCTGCGTCATCTTGTTGCCGGCAATGGCGCTGGCCGCCCACGTCGCTTTCCGAGCCGGATAGAGTCGGGATTGCGGCAATGAACCAAGCGAAGAGAACGTGAGAAGGGGACAGTCGTGAAACTCAACCGCGGTGGCTTGATCTGCGCTGGCATCTATGCGGGCTTCCTTCTCCTCGCTTTGACCGGAGCCTTTCTGGCTCATGACGACAAGGGACGCTGGTTCTTCATGATGCTCGGCTCGATTCCTGGCGGGATCGTCTTTGCGGCCCTGCCCGAAGCCGCGCTCGAGTGGTTTCTGGCCAACTGCTATCCCCTGCTTGTAATCGGCCCGTATGTCCTGAGTTTTGCAATCGCCTATTTGTCAGGCTGGGCTTTCGAGAAGATCGTTCTGAGCATTGCGCCGCGTCTCAACCGCCTTGATGAGCGTTTGCTCGATCAGGTCCGCGGGGAGGACCGATAGTTCGGCGCGGCTGGTCGACGGCCATGCCGCCGCGACAGGCTCGTCAATGTCACGCCATCCAAGATCTCACCGCGCGACGTCTCGCAACGTGCGCGCCAATGGAGGAGTCATCGGTGCCTGGTCGACATGCACTCACAATTCAATTGAAACCCGACGCGATCGGACATGCAGCCGTGACGCTGAGCGATCCATCGGGCCAGACTTATGCGGGTTTCGGACCGCGGTGGCATGGGGCGCCCGTCAGCCCGGGCCAGTTCGATGTCCATTCCGTGCCGGCAGGGACGATGTCGCTCCCGTCCGACTATTCCAACGTTTTCGGCGACACGAACTATCGGACCTTCACGGTGCCGATCACCGAGGAGCAGGCGAGGGCCGCGCATGCGGAGATCGGCCGGGTCGCAAGCGAGGGACCCTGGTACAATATGCTGAGGACCGATCCCCGGGTCTGCACGACGATCGTCGATCGCATCATGCGGGCAGCCGGCGTGGATGGAGGACTCTATGTTCCCCCTCAGGTCAATTACGAACACCTCACCGATATCGCCGACACTCTCGCTCAGGATCCGAAGGCCAGGGTCACCCGCCAACGCCGGTTGCCGATTCCGGACTCGCTCCGCGGTATCCAGCGGGACTATGCCTATGTCGGCGGCGGATTCGATACGCCTTCAGAGCGTATCGGGCGCCATCCTCCCGATCGCGTGCCGTCCTTCGACGATCGCTTCGGAAGCTGGGCTCCGCTTTCGGCCGACGGCGCCCCCGCGGAGCCGGTTGAAGGCTCGTCGACTGCCGTCCGTCCCGAGGACGTTCGTCGTCTGACCCGGAGAACTGCTCCAAACCCCGGAGGTCTTTGATGTCAAGAATGTCCATTGCCGATGTGAAGGCCATGCTGGCCTCTGAAAAATCCAACGCGCTCGCCGCGATGTCGGCGGCGCGGCTCGCCGAGGAGCGGGCCGACGCCATGGACTACTATCTCGGCGACATGCGCAAGGACATGCCGGCCCAGGACGGTCGCTCGCGCGCCGTGTCGACCGACGTCGCCGACACGATCGAAGGCCTGATGCCGCCGCTGATGGACATCTTTGCAGGCTCCGACGAGGTCGTGCGCTTCGCGCCAGTCGGGCCGGAGGACGAGCTCGTCGCGCAACAGGAAACCGACTATGTCAACCACGTCTTCATGCAGCAGAATCCCGGCTTCATGATCCTCTATTCCTTCATCAAGGACGCGCTGCTCTCCAAGGTCGGCATCGTCAAGGTGTGGTGGGAAGAGCGGGAGGAGGAGAGCCGGGAGACATATTACGATCTCACCGACGATCAGTTTGCGTTGCTCGCCCAGGACGTTGCGGAGTCGAATGGCGCGATGAGGATCGTCGCGCATACCATGAACGACCGCTAGGAGACGATGGTGGGGGCTCTCTTTGGGGTTTTGACGCTGATTGCCGGCATCTGGTCAATCGTCGTCTACCAGCGCTTCTACAATTCGGCGGTCGAATTTCTCCCGCCTCAATTCCAGGACGATCTGACCTCACGTTATGCATTGTCCGAGTGGGCGCTGAGCCATCCCATGCCGTTGGCCCTGCAGGCGGAGTACGTGAGACTGGCGAAGGGAGGTTGCGTGGCGTTTCTCTGCGGTGCGCTGACCCTCTGTTGCATCCAACAACATCGTTTTTGGCTGCCTGGTCCTGGCGGTCTTTTTCATGAGCGTGTTCAAGACAATCCAGGCGCAGAAGACCTACGAACAGAATTGCAACAGGGCTCGCGCACGGGAAAGTGAGCGCAACGAATGAGCGACAAGGGGACTTACGCTGGATTTACTTATGGCAGTCCGTCCGGACGATGTGCGACGTCTGACGCGCATGAATGCTTCAAGTACGGGCAACGTTGCCCCTCCCGGAGATGTGCTGCCAGTCGGGTTGCCCGGACCACAGGCGCAGAGGCCATTCGATCCGTCAACGCAACCGGCTGGTGGCTTGCCCGGTATGATCGAGGACTACATGCGCAACAATAGCTATTAGGCCGCTGCTGTTGCTCTTGTGCCGTCCGCTGACGCGCGGTTCGCAAGCGTCGCAAGACTTGGGAAGTCTGGGGCACCGCCCGCAACGCTCCGCATGCGACCTGAACGTATAGAGTGTTACTGACAGATGCGATCGTCGCTTCCCAGCAGATCTGATCCATGACCGTAGGCGCAACAATGTCTATTGGCTCGGCTGGTCGCTACCCTTCGCCTCGCTCGCAAGCGGAATAGTTTGGCGTGGCAAGCGCGACCTATGGTAGTGGGACGGTCCGAGGCGTTTGAGCGGATACACTTGAAGGGGTAAGGCAATGCGGCGGCAGCTCCGTCGGATCGTGATGACGATGGCTTTGGTGACAACGTGCGTAGTGTGCTCCTCCGCGATGGCGGCCGAGCCTCGTCTATCCGACGTGATGAAGAAGCCGGCCTATGCGCGGGCTTTGACAAGTCTGCTCGATCACGCCGAAAACTTGCCGGGCTGGACCCGGGAAGTCCTCAAAACGAAGGGCGCGTATAGGAGCGGACTCGCCGTCCCCACGGACATTGACGGAATGACCTACGAGAAGTTCTACGTCTGCCCGGATCAGCACAATTGCAGGGACAACAAGCTGGCCGTCATGTTTGCGCCGAATGGCACGCAGGCATGGGTGGTGCTCCTCCAAGAGGGGACTGTGTCCTACCTCGGAGCTCCAAGCGACGCGCAGCAAGCGGCACTGAAACGAGCGTTTGTTGTTCCTGCGCCTGCGAAGACGACTGGCCCTTATTTCTTCGACGTGATTAAGAAGCCGGCCTACGCGCGCGCGTCGATAAGCCTGCTCGATCACGCCGGCAAGCTACCGAGCTCGATCCGAGAGGTGCTCAGGGGAAAGGGCTCTTATAACAGTGAACCCGCCATGCCAACGGTCATTGATGGGACCACCTACGAGACATTTTCCATTTGTTTTACGGAGTTTAGTTGCAACAACACGAGTATGGTCGTCATGTTTGCGCCGAACGGGACTCGGGCATGGGGTCTGCTCCTCCAAGAGGGAGCTATGTCCTACCTCGGCGCACCGAGCGACGCGCAGCTACAGGTGATGAGAGGGGCGCTCGAGGCCTATGACGCCAAGTGGGGACAGTCGTGGCGAGCAATGCAACGAAGCCGTAGCGAGCAGTAGCCATTGAGCAGCAGCGCGCCTCGCTCTGGATTGATCGCTCCGTCGCTGCCCAATGGTTGCTACATGTTGACATGAAGGCCGCGCTACAGGTGAAGCTCGCCTGCGCGCCCGAGCCGACGCACTGAACACACCAGCAATTGGAATTGAGCAGCGGTCCTCGCGGGCCGCTGTTCTCGTTTGTGGAGTTTAGATGGAGATACCAAACAACATCACCTGGGCCGAGAGCACAGGCAGACCGAACGCGAAAAACCCGAATTCGAGCGCGCTCGGGCTCGGCAGTTCGTCAATGGGACGTGGCTCGAGATGATCAAGCGCCACCGACCCAAACTAGCGCAAGGCAAATCGGATGCCGAAACTCTCGAGCTTCGCAGAAACCCGGACCTTTCGCAGGAGATGACGGCAAAGTACGCCGCGGAAAACGAAGCGAAGCTTCGCCAGGCCGGCCTTCCCGTCACGCCGACCTCGACCTATCTCATGCACTTTGCCGGCCCGGGCGGCGGCGTGAAACTGATGAAGGCAGATCCGAATACGCCGGTGGAATCGATTCTCAGCGACGACGCCATTAAGGCCAATCCCTTCTTGCGCGGCAAGACCGTCGGATGGGTCGTCGGCTGGGCGGACAAGAGGATGGCGAGCGCCGCAGCGTCGAAACCGGACGTGGCGCCTGAGCCCACGCCGTGGGGCGGGCAACCCATCCCTCATCTCGCGCAGACGCAGGCCGTGGAGCCGGCGTTCGGCGCGACGAGCTGGCCGCCCCATCCCGCTTCGCCCAACGTGTTATCTCCGGATGCGGCTCGTGCTCTTGGTGACGCGCCGCGCGTCGCGCCGATTCCATTTGTCGATGGAGCGGCACGAGCCAAGCAGGCGCGCGACAATTCGCTGCCGGCGCCGGGAGCCGCACCCTGGGATCTCTCCAATCGCTTCGGCACCTGGGACAGGATCGGAGGTGGCTTCGGACCGGCGAGGTCGGATGGACGCAGCGGCGCCGGCCAAACCGGTGATGGCAACGGTCTTCGCACGGGTGACGAGCGATTTGCGGGGACAGGAGTCGATCCGTCGAACCAGTGGCGCGGGGCCGGCCTCTCGGCAGAAATCGCCGGCGGCACGTCATCGTTTCCGCCTGAGCGGTTTCCACTCGAGGCGCTGCTTGCGTCCGATCGCAATCGCGCCTTGGATCGATGGGCCTCGGCCTCGCGGCGGAAAGGCGCGTCTCCGTCCGCGCAAAGTGCTCGCACCAGCCTGCCGGGCGGGATGGCTTCAACCGTGCAGATCGATCCGTCCAATCCCGATCGTGCACCCGCCGCCGGACTGCTCGGCATGATTCAGGACTACATGCGCAATAACGCCTATTAGGGCCGGCTGCTGCAGTGATGGAATGCATATTGACATCGTTCCCGATTTGTTCAAATTGGATTTCATCTGGTGGTTGTGCATACGCAGTCATGTCGTGAACTCGACATGGATGTCGTAATGGCGCCGTGCCGCATCCAGGTGCAGAACGATGATCGGAATACCCATGAGGGACGAGCAGTCAGAGATGGCCGGCGGTCAATATTGGATATCGGCGACGCGCTTCCATCGCATCTGCGTCGCCGTGCTGGCGGTGTTCTTGTCGGGCCCCTCCGACGCGGCCCAAAAGACCATGCGGTGGGAGAACGGGGCCCTCTGCGAGTTCGAGACCAGGTTCGATCCGGAGAAATATGACGAAAAGAGCCTCAGGAACACCGTCGAAGTCATCTACGGCGACGCCCTTCACCGGTCGAAGTCTCCGATCATCGGGCTGGATGGTCTGGATGGTCGTCTTCGGTCGAACACAGCCGAATTTGAGCAGCAGTGCGCGTTGGAAATGGAGCAGGCGGCCAACCTTCCTCTGATTGCGCTTCCCGGCATCGAGGAATACCGGGGGCTGAGGCTCGAGGAAATGGAAGAGGGGTGCAGGTTCAACACGATCGAGAGCCGTGCGGCCTCGGGCGACCCGGCCGCGCTGCGCGAGTTCGCGCCGTCAGTCGCGAAATGCTCGCCCTTCATCGATGCGCTCGAGGGCAAGACGGATATCCGGGCCGTCTGGCGCGAGGCGATCCGCTCCCAATGGTGCCAGACGAACTCACGCCCCGAGGAATGCAGGGCCAACCATTTGAAGGCCGAAGGTAGTCCCAATGAGGACGACCGGATCAAAAGCGATGTGCTGACCTATGGCTGGGGAAATTGCTCGGTTCCCTTCCTGAAGACCAGTGACGTGCAAAAAGGCGAATCGATGCGCAAGGCGCTCGAGAAGAGTTTTCGTCAGCGCTTCAAGGTCAAGGCGTTTCCCTGCGCCGATTAGTCGATCTCGGCCTTTTCGGCCGCAAGTGGTCCGGCAGTCCAAGGTTCAAGACGATTTTTCATATTCGACCGGCTGCGGACGTCGTCCGCGGCCGGCGACAGTGCATGACAAGATGGAGACTGGCACATGGCTGTTGATCCCGTGATCCAGAGCCTCATGGATCTGATTGAGCCTCCGGAGGACGGTCATCGTGCCGGGGGCACGAGTAATTTCGGTGCCGACAGGAGCACGGGTACGACGCCGCATGTCGGTTTTGACATGAGCCGTGGCCGCGGCGTGCTGCCACACGGCCGCGTGACGTCTCCCGTTTACGGCAAGATCAAGAAAATCGATCCGGCTCTTGGCCGTATTGTCATCGAGGAATGGGATGATCCTGTCCACAAACGGCCCACAGGCTACGATGTCGAAATACTTCATACTCAGACGCAGAGCCTGAAAGAGGGCGACAACGTGGCGCCGAAACAGCAGATCGGCACGCAAGGCGACGTCGGTGCACCCGGTGCTTTCCACGCGCACATCCAGGTTCTTCACGGGGACAGGGCGCCGATCAATCCGCTCAGGCACCTGTTCGAGTACCATAATCCTGGCGAGCCTATACCGCCGTTGCGTCAATTCCAGCCAGAGCGACTGCCGCCGCGAGACCAAGGCGGTTCGGCTCCGCAGCCGGCCAATCAGCGGCAGCCTGCGCCGGATCGCGCGTCAAGCAATCCGCTTGCAGGCGAAACGCCGTCGCAATTTCCATCCGGCACGGCAATTCCCGGCGCGGAAGGGCCGACGTCGATTGGTGGACCCGCCGGCCCAAGGCCTCTGGTATCTCCCGGGCGTTCGCGTTTGCTGGCCCCGATCGGCCCGGCGCCCGCTGTCGATCCGATGCTGCCGCCGCCGCATTTCGCGCCCGATGCGCCCCGCAGTCCTGGTCCGTCCGCAGTGCCGGGACTATTCCGCTCCGATGCCTCCGGCGGGCCGCGTGCCGCGCCAGTCGCGTCGGCGATGAACGCGCCGCCACGTCAGTCCAGTTCGCCTGCGTTTCCTCCGGTGCGATTTCCGCTCGAGGTGCTGCTCGCGTCCGACCGCGGTCGCGCGCTGGATCAATGGGCTTCGTCCTCGCCGCGCAGAGATGCGTCTCGGCCCACGCGAGATGATGCCACTGGCTTGCCCGGCCTGATCGCCGCGGTCGCAGGGCGCGATCCTTCCAATCCCGATCAGCCGCCCGTCGGTGGATTGCTCGGCATGATCCAGGACTATATGCGCAACAACGGCTACTAGGTCGCCGCTGCCTCTTCTGCCGCCCGCTGACGCGCCGCAAACCCGAGAGTTCAATCAAACATGCCTGTTCCCTTGCTTTCCCTGGCGCCGCCGGCGTCACTGGGCTCTCCCGTCACGCACGATGTCACCATCGTCACCACGCGCAAGCTGGCGCAGGCGAGGGTGATGGGTGTGCCGCCGGAGGAGTTCGGCATTGAGCGCGGCGCGCGCAGCGTCCGCGACTGCAATTATTGCTTCCACGAGGTCGTCACCAAGACCGAAGGACAGCTCATCGCGGAAGGCTTTGATGCCGGACAGATCCGTTCGCTTCGGCCCCACACCGGCACGACCGAGATCGAGACGCTGGCCCGCGATACGGTCGAGGAGCATCTCGCCGCGACCGCCGGCGGCGCCAGCATCAATTCGGCGGCGCGCCTTGTGCGGATCACCGAGCATTATGTGCGGATGGACTACGAGGGGACGGGACGACCGTGCCTTTACCAGGTCATCACGGGCGGTGACCAGGCTGAGATACTGCGCAAGGACGGCAAGGATTGCATCACGCCGTTCGACGAGATCCCCTTTGCCGCGACGACCCCGGTGCCGGTGACGCATCGCTTCTTCGGGCGCTCGATCGCCGATCTCGTGATCCCGCTGCAACGGGAGAAGACGGCGCTCAAACGCGGCGCGCTCGACAACCTCTATCTGCACAACAATCCGCGCGTCGAGGTCGCCGAGCAGAATGCCGGTCCCAACACGCTCGACGATCTCCTGGTGTCGCGCCCGGGCGGCGTGGTCCGCACGAAAACGGCAGGCGGCCTCAATTGGCAGGTCGTTCCCGATATCACCTCGTCGATCTATCCGATGCTGCAATATCTCGATGCCGAGCTCGAGACGCGCACCGGGCTCGGAAAGCAGGCGCAGGGAATTGATGCCAATGCGCTGCAAAACCAGTCTGCCACCGCCGTTGCGCAGGTGTTTTCCGCCTCGCAGATGCGGGTCAAGCTGATTGCGCGCATCATGGCGGAGGGGGTGCGGGATATCTTCGCGCTGTTGCACGGTACGATCCGCAAGCACGGTCAGCAGCAGCAAACCGTGCGCCTGCGCAATGCGTGGGTTGATGTCGATCCCCGCAACTGGAAGACGCGGAGCGACATGACCATCAATGTCGGTCTCGGCTCGGGCGGAAAAGCCCAGCAATTCGCCCAGACCATGGCGATCGCGAACGTCCAGAAGGAGCTGGTCGCGGGCGGCAAGATCAACCTCGTCGGCGATCGCGAGCTGTACAACACCGCAGCCGAGTTGACCCGCATCATAGGTCACAAGAACCCGGATCAATTCTTCAGCGATCCGACCGCCATCAATCCGCAGACCGGGCAGCTCCTGCATCCGCCGCCGGCGCCGCCGCAACCGCCGCCCGATCCAAGATTGCTGGCGCTGCAGGCGAAGCTCCAGGCCGATCAGCTCGCGGCCGCACAGAAGGCGCAGACCGAGCGCGAAAAGGCGCAGGCCGATGCGATCCATCAGCAGGTGAAGATGCAGGCCGAGATCGAGCTTGCGAAGATCAGGGCCGGACTGGACGCCAGGATCGCGGTACTCGACGCGCATCTGAAGACGCTCAACCAGGAGCAGAAGCTGCAGCATGCGCAGGAGCAGCACCGGATGGATGTCACCGAGACGACGCTGGATCTCGCCGCGGCCGCGGCCAATCACGAGATGAAGATGCGTCGACCGAGCGGCGAGGAGCAAACCAATGTCTGACGAGAGCGCTTTGGAGCGAGCGGCGGCGAGGGCGGTCCGGGCCGAGGCGCTGGTCGATGATGAACTGCTGACGGAAGCCTTCGATGCGCTCGAAAAGGGCTACATCGCGGCCTGGCGCGCCACGACCATTGACGATGCCGCCGGGAGGGAGAAGCTCTTCCTCGCCATCAACATCGTCGGCAAGGTGCGCGATCATCTCGCAAGCGTCGTGGCGAACGGGAAGCTGGCGCGCGCGGAGCTGAAGGAGCTTGCGGAAACTGCCGAGCGGCGGAAGCGGTTTGGGATCATCTAGGTCACACAACCTGAAAGAGAGGTTGATCTTGTTCGCTTTCTGTCTATGTCGATTTGCGAAGGGTTGCAAAGGGTGTCGCTTGAGTCTTGATCAGGAGCTGCCAGCGTCCGGAGCCGTAGCTCGCTCGACGACCGACTGGCGGTTGACGTTGACCTACCTCTTTGCCGCAATCACGCTTCTGGCCTGGTTCGGCGGGCGCATCTTAAAATTCATCTGGCCAGAAACGTCCGACTGGCTGACAGTGATCGGTGCGCTTGGCACGATCATCGCAATGCTCTGGCTGATCATCTGCGCCTTCTTACCCAAGCCTCGGAGCGCGCCCATACTCCTTGCAACTCTGATGATCATTCAGGCCGCCCGGATGATCGAGGCGCAATCGGTCGGAGGTCTTGTCGGACTCGGCTTCCGCATCCATGCATCGCCGATCGAGCAATATCTTGCGAAGTGCCAGATGTTCGAATTTGACGAGCTTGATGCCAAGCACGCGATTGGCAGCTGTGAATACCGTACCTACCCGGAGGGGGGACTTCCCCCTGGACAAGCATTGCCGACGGTCATGTACGATCCCACGGGAAATTTTCTCAAGCCCGAAGCTCAACGATCGCCTGAATGGAAGCGAGCGTTTAACGAGGCCAAGGAGTATGGCGGGGCAATGAAGTTCCGCGGCACCGACCGTCTTTTCGGCGATTTTTACCTCGTCGATCTTTACTACTAGACGATCGGTTCAATGAAACCGATCGTACGCTGACTACCAGCTTGGTTGGATCTCCCGGCTGTCTTCGGAGCTGCCATGTGATCCGAACCCCGGAAATGCTCGACCAAGCGTGTGTGGCAGGGAATGCGGCCGAGTGGAAGCGGCATCCGGCGACGGATCTGGAGGATGGACGGCAAGAATTGACCTGACCAAGCCGGTTCATGCCGAAGACGTTTCTCGTGGCCGCAACGACCAAGCAGCCTTTCGGGCTCGACGTGATGCAGTTGTCCCAAGCGCCTCGACAGCCCGCGCCTCTGAGCAGCAAGTCAGACTCTGATTTCAGATCAGCAAACGTGCCAACCTTCCGGGGCGCTGATCCAGACCATGTGGAGAAGCTAGAGTGACCGACCCGACTTTCTACGTCGCTGCGACGAAGCGTGACAGCAACCCTCGGATCATCACCGGTTATGTCCCATCGACCTTTCTCATGCGCAACGGCTCATATGTCGTCGATCCGTTCCCGGGAGGGTCACAGACCGATCTGTATCTCTATTCTGACGCTTCGGGGAGCAACAGGACGCCTGGAGCCATTGCCAATCCCAACAATTACGTCATCGTTCCAAAAATCCACGATGAGGCGGACGCGAGACGCGCGGCGCTTGGTTCCTCCGGAAGCGAGCCACTTGCCGACAGTCTCGCTCGAGACCAGTCGCTCATCCGAGGTTTGACCTGCGTGCGGGCAGGCTGACGCGGCGCAACGGCGCTGCCATCGATCGCACCACGCCGACCCTGCGCAACGCGCAGGCGCCCGGCCGAGACGTCTCGGAAAATCCGCGAACCGGAAGCCGACGCTTCCGCGCCATCGCGTGAACGAGATCTGAAGACCATCAGTCCAACCAGGCCGACAGCTTCCAGCGATGCGCGGGTCCATTCCTGCGCGGCGCGATGGCGTGCGGCCTTCACAAGGAAGCAAGATGACTCTACCGACCTCAACCTTCGTGACCTATTCCGCGGTGGGCAACCGCGAAGATCTCAGCGATATGATCTATCGCATCGATCCGGTCGATACGCCGTTCATGAGCGGCGTCGACAAGGAGAAGGCGAGCGCCGTCAACCATGAATGGCAGACCCAGGCGCTTGCCGCAGCCGACAACACCAACGCCCAGCTCGAGGGCGATGATCCCAACACCAACACGACGACGCCGACGGTGCGGCTCGGAAATCTCTGCCAGATCTCCTACAAGGTCGCACGGGTCTCCGGGACGCAGCAGGCGGTCGACCACGCCGGCCGCGACAACGAGCTCGCCTATCAGGAGATGCTGAAGGGGCTCGAGCTCAAGCGCGACCTCGAGACCATCTTGTGCGGCACCAACCAGGCCAAGCTGGCCGGCAACACCACCACGCCGCGCAAGACCGCATCGGTCCTCTCCTGGGTCTTCTCGAACACCTCCAAGGGCTCGGCCGGCGGTGCGGCGGATCCGGCGGCTGCCGACGGCACCGGCACGCGAACGGACGGCACCCAGCTCGCCTTCACCGAAGTGCGCCTGAAGACGGTGCTGTCCTCGATCTGGACCAACGGCGGCAAGCCCGGCACGATCCTGACCGGCGCCTTCAACAAGCAGGTGTTCTCGACCTTTACCGGCCGCTCCACGGCGATCGAGGAAGCGAAGTCGAAGAAGATCGTTGCCTCGGTCGACGCCTACGAGTCGGACTTCGGCAAGCTCAAGGTGGTTGCGAACCGCTTCCAGCGGCCGCGCGACGTGCTGGTGCTCGAGATGGACAAGTGGGCCGTGGCCTATCTCAACGGCCGCAACATGATCTCGATCCCGCTGGCCAAAACCGGCGATTCCGATCGCCGGCAGATCCTGGCCGAGTACGCGCTGGTCGCCCGCAACGAGAAGGCGTCCGGCGGCGTGTTCGACAACACCACCTCCTGAACGTTCATCATCATTGATCTCACCCTCGGGGCGGCCTTCGGGTCGCCCCTCATATTTGGAGACCCAGAATGCCGCTTCCCGGCAATCGTACTCTCAATACAGCCGATCTCACGGCCTACACGCCGTCCTGCGGCGCGAGTCCCGTCGCCGCCTATGTCCGCGTTCCCTTCCGCTGTCGATTGTTGAAAGCCGCGGGCGTCCTCGGCGGCGCAATCACGACCGCTGATGGGACGATCACCGTCTCGGCGAATGCCACGACCCTCGCAACCTTCACCGTCACCCAGGCCGGGTCAGCGGCGGGTCAGCTGTTCTCGGTGGTGCCGCCATCGCCAACCTATCTCAACGAAGACGACGTGATCGTGCTGACGCCCTCCGGTGCGTCCGGCGCCGCCATCCCGATGCATTTCTCCATCTCCGTGAAAGCCGCCTGACATGCCGTTTTTCTCCAAGCAGAACTCTTCACGCGTCGGCACGACCCAGACGATCGCCTACGACAGCAGCGTCGGCATCACCAACCCGTTCGGAACTGAGACCTACCAGCTCCGCTTGGTCGCGAACTCCGCCTGCAGCTACCGGATCGGCGACGGCGCGCAGACGGCGACGACGTCGGATCCGTTCCTGCCGGCCAATACCGTCGAGTATGTCACGGTCACTCCGGGCCAGCGCATCGCGGCGATCAAGGCAGCGACCAATGGCCTTGTGACCGCGACGGCGGGCACGCTCTGGATCACGGAGATGTCGTGATGGAGGGGGTGCTGATCAGGCCGCATCTCGACCGCAACGGCCGCGATCTTGCGATCGAGCACGTCCAGGACGTGGCCCCCATCCTGGAATGGAACAAGGAGGCGCGCCGCGACGAGCAGCTCGCTGATTGGGGACGCCACGTCGCCCGTATCCCCAACGTCATCTACGTCCAATGGCTCAACGAGGAGCATGCCAGGGGCAACACCTCGTTGCGACTGTTCACGCCCGAGTTCGATCTCATCGTTCAGCAGAAGCTCGACGATCCCGAATGGGCCTATTTGCGAACCGACAAGCCGAAGCTGCAGGCCGGCTGGTCAGCGGAGCTCACGTGACACAAATTACTGACTACACATCACTGCAGGCCGCCGTGACCGAGTATCTCGCGCGCGACCAGGATTCGACTCTGATCGCGCGCATCCCGACGTTCGTTCAGCTTGCGGAGGCCAAGTTCAACCGCCAGCTGTTCGTGCGACAGATGGAGCAACGCGCGACCGCACTCGTCGATCTCACGTCGAGCGAACCGGAGTTCATCTCGCTGCCCGCGGACTTTCAATCCATGCGCAGGGTTCGCCTGTCGAGCGTGACCGGAAAACCCTGTCTCGAATTCAAGTCGGGGACGCAGATGGATGAATATCGCTTCGCGACCGCCGACGTTCCTGCCCGGCCGCGCTATTTCACGGTGTTCGGCAACGAACTCGAGCTCGCGCCGACGCCGGACGCCGCCGATACCATCGAAATGGTTTATCGGCAGAGCGTGCCTGCGCTCGCTTCGAACGGCGGCAACTGGCTGCTGGCCATGGCGCCAGACCTCTATCTCTACGGCGCTCTCCTGGAGTCGGCGCCCTACATCAAGGAAGACGCACGCATCCAGACCTGGGGCCTCGGCTTCTCAAGCGCGCTTTCCGACCTCAACAATCTTGGCCTGACTTCGACCTTCAATGCTGGACCGATGACCATGCGCGTCTCCGGCCAGGTGATCTAGGACGAGTCATTTAGGACACCGCCCATGGCAGCTTTCAACAAATTCTATTGCTTCGTGCAGGACGTTGCGAACGCCTTGCACGACATGAAGACTGGAACGGCTCATGTCTACAAGGTCTACCTGACCAACACCGCACCTGTCGCGACCAATACGATCTACAACACGCCTGCGGATCTTGCGACCGGCAACGGCTACACTGCTGGTGGCAACAGCATCGGCACGATCACGGGCGCGCAGACGACGGGTACGTTCAAGTTCGTCGGCGGCACGGACCCGTCGTGGACAGCGTCCGGCGGGTCGATCGGACCGTTTCAGTACGCGGTGCTCTACAATTCGACGTCGTCGACCAAGCCGCTGATCGGTTGGTGGGATTATGGCGTCCCGATCACGCTCACCAACGGCAACACGTTCACGGTCGATCTCGACCAGGTCAACGGCGTCCTGACGATCACCTGACATGGCAGCTTTTCTCGACAATTGCCGGTTTATTTCCACGGCAGGCGGCACCGCAGACTGGATCTATGCGTCGGCGGTCGGCGGATGTCAGTCGCCGGCGGCTGCGGGCGCGGTCGACGGCCGCAAATACAAGTTTCTTGCGATCAGCGGCGACCTGACGCAATGGGAGATCGCGGAAGGCACGTATACCGCGGCGAGCGGCACGTTTGCGCGCACCGCGGTCCTTTACAATTCGTCGGGGACCGGAAGCGCGACCGGGCAGAGTGGCGCGGGGGCCAAGATCAGCTTCACCGCCATTCCGAACGTCGCAATCGTCGGCGTCAAAGAAGATTTGATCTCGATCGAGGAGGCCAACGCCTTCACGAGTACGCAGCAGGGGCGGGCCCGCGACAACATTGCTGCGTTCGGCGCGGTGAAGAAGCAGATTTTCACTTCTTCCGGAACCTACACGTCTTCCGCCAACATGCTGTATTGCATCATCGAATGTTGGGGTGGCGGCGGCGGTGGCGGTGGAACGGCTAGTCCTGGGTCGACTATCGGATCTGGTGGAGCTGGCGGTGGTGCCGGTTCATACTCCCAGAAGCTCGCGACTGCTGCGACGATAGGCGCATCTCAGGCTGTTACGCTTGGAGCGGCAGGCAGCGCTGCAGCGGCCGGCAACAATGCCGGAGGGGCCGGTGGCGATACCAGCGTTGGGACTCTTTGCATCGGCAAGGGTGGCTCTGGCGGCGGCGGTTCTGTCGGAAGTGGCGATGCCACGCCTGGAGCTGGAGGCGTTGCTGGGACAGGCGATATAACAGCAACAGGTCAGGCTGGATTTAGCTTCCCTGCGCTCGTAAATTCGCATGGTGTCGGCGGCGCTGGGGGCTCAAGCTCAATGGGCAGCGGTGGCGCGACGACAATGTCAGGGGCAACAACCGCAACAGGCAATGCCGCAACTGGCAAGGCTTCCGGCGGTGCAGGTGGCGCTGCGTTCAACAGCGGAGCCGCTACGGCAGGCGGCGCAGGAACTGCCGGAATTGTTGTCATCACCGAATTCTGTTCGTCGTAAGGGGGGTATCGCGATGACAACTTATGCAGTGATCGACGGCAACGGCATGATCGTCAACCGTGTTGCGATCGATGATCCGACGCAATGGGCGCCTCCCACCGGTTGCTCGATCGTGCAGGAGGCGACACAAGTCTATGAAATCGGCGGAACATACATCAACGGCATCTATACGCCGTTGCCGCCGCCTCCGCCTCTTCCGCCGCCTGTGCCGGCAGCGATCTCCGATCGGCAGTTCTTCCAGCAACTTGCGGTGCAGGGCGTCATCACACCGGACGACGCCCTGGCGGCGGTGAAGACCGGTGAGCTTCCGACGGCGCTACGACAGCTTGTCAGCGCCATGCCGCCGGACAAGCAGTTCGCTGCGACGATGATGATCGCCGGAGCGACCGTGTTCGAGCGCTACCACCCCCTCACGATCGCGATGGGCACCGCTTACGGCTGGACGGCGGCCCAGATCGACGTGCTTTGGCGCGTGGCTGCGGAGCTCTAATCCATGTCGCTTCTCGGGTTCGACGCGCTAGGCCGCTGGGCTCTCGGACAGTTGCCTGGTAGCGGCAATTTCGTGCTGATTGCCGTGAGCGGTGCGGTTGCCCTGACCGGGCAGGCCGCAGCATTCAAGACCACGGAGCCCGTTGCGGTGAGCGCCTTCGCGCTCACCGGGCTTTCGGCGAACTTCACGGGCGGATTGCTGGCCGGCCCCGGGGCGCTTGCTCTGACCGGCGGTGCGGCCTCATTCAAGATATTTGAGACGACTCTTGGCGGTTCGTTCGTGCTCAACGGTAACGCCGTGAGCTGCGCGTTGCTTTCGCCGGGAGCACCAGGTGCATTTTCGTTGACGGGGTCGGCGGCTCCGCTCTCCGTGTCGTTTGCCTTGAACAGTGCGACGTTTGCTACCGCCGGCGGAGCTTCAACCTATAGCCGCGACTTCGAGGCGTGGGTGTCGCGGCCGTTTGACGGCGTGTCGTGGCAGACAGAAGCGGTGCCGGTCCCGTCGAACTGGAACAATACGGCCGCGCCATCGAGCGGATGGGCGGAGGAGGCAGAGCCTGCGAACGCGTGGACGCCTGCCAGGACTGAACTGGAGATATGGACGACTGAATAGGCTCCTAGCTCGGTAGTATATATCTCGCGCGATAACGGACGGGCAGCACCCTCATCCTTCACGATTTTTCGCTGCAACGGCCATAGCCCATTTTCGTCCTCCGGGCTTCATTCATCCGCGTCGTGCCAGTCTGAATGGACGCCTCCTGCTGAAAGAGGCGCGGCCGAACGTTCGCAACCTTCGCGGGCACAAGACAAGCTCTTCGGATCTAACAACATCTACTCCTCCTGGCTCGCTGTGTCGGTGGCGCTGTGATCGATCGGCGCCACTGGCGCGCGCATGCGCTGTTCTTCCTGCGAGCCTGCGAATTCTCACAAAAGGAATTCTCATGACCACTTCCGACCTTCGGAGTTTCTACGAACTCTATCGTCAAGTGTACGGCGGCGAGGCTCGCTCGCTGGAGCCGCCACAGCCAGAGGCGTGGGACACGACAAGAGTGAAAGATGCAGGTGGTGGCGTTCTTAGTGGGGCGCTTGCGTCACCAAGTGGGGGACCACAATGGGGCGGCGGCCATTCTGTCGCCGCGGGACTGCCTCTTGGGATGCGAGTGCCGGCGGGGTTCGGTCCTTCCCGCTATTTGCCCTTTCCGTCTCCGCTCCCGATTGGACCCGCAACAAGCGAAGAGGTACCGAGGTTTCATATTCCAGACCGGCTCGCTCCTCGGTCAGTGGGACGTGCTTGGCTTGAAAGGGCGCTCTTGCCCGGAACGCTCTGGCGCAAAATGCAGGGTGACCAGCCAAACGACGGGCTCCAAGAGAGCACCGATGTGACTTCGTCAAAGCCTCCGCTTGGGCAGCCTCCAAATGGCGGCTTTCCGCCCATCGGCATTCTAGGGCTGATCCTGGAGGAGGCGCGTCGTCAGCAATCGGCAACAGAGAATGACGATCAACTCCGATCGGTGCCGTCGGATCCGAACTTCAGAAAGCTGTCGCGCATTGCTCCCACGACCGCAGACAGCGACGCCGAAAATGCTGAAACGATGCCTTCGGATGCACCGAAGAGTTTCTCCGATTGGCTTGCGCAAGGGCGAAGGCCAAAAAAATCGGCGGGTCGATCAGCTGCGACAAACATCTCTGGTGAAAGGGCCGCTCGCAATACCAAGCCAGGCTTTGGTCGCGGTGGCAACTATGGCGGAGGCGGTCGAGGCGGGGATGACGACGACTATTGCAGCAGGCGACGGTCCGAAGAACAAGGCGAGTGCTTGCAACGTCGTGACGATGAGGAGTATGCCCATTTAGACCATTTCAAAGGTTGTATGGATCGAGCCACCACACGGTGGGACATGTGCAACCAAAATGGCGGCCGACCGCATCCTAACGAACCGCGGAGATGGAATCCTCGCTTGGACGAAGAGATCTACTTCAACACCGACCGGTGAAACGGAGTTGTTGGTGCATCTGGCCGCTTGACAGATTGTTCCCTTTTTTTTCCAATCATGATTATTCAATAGGGAGATAAGCAAATTAGCGACATGGTTGTGGAGCTGTATCGATGGGTGGAGGGGCTTCGGAGAAGAATGCCTCTAGCGCTTGCAATTGCCGAGGTTGCGGAGCGCATGAGGTCTCTGGAAGGCGACGATCACCATTACACCCTCGGCAGCCAACTCGCATTTTTGTTACATGAGGCCGGCCGCGACGAGGAGGCATTGCATTTACTGGACGATCTGATGCGGCAGCATCCAGAGAATGTCCTTCCTGCGATGAGGAAAGCAGGGATGTACCTGTACAACCTTGATCAACCCGAGGAGGCACTGAGATGGATCAATGTCGCTCTGGAGCGTGCGAACCGGACCAAGTTCTTTCGCAGAGAAGTGCTGGGTGACAAGGCTCGGATACTTCTCAAGCTTGGTCGGGGAGACGAGTTGTCCGATGTCCTGGAGGAGATCATGTCGCTCCAGATGGTGAAGGGTATCCCGGATGTCGGTCGGGAGCGGGATTTCGTCGATCGCGCGCCGCCTGGGTTCATCCGGAAGAACGTCCTCGACCGCTATAACGAGTTCCGTCCGAGACGTCCGGATGACAGTCTGGCCGACGAGCCGCCGAAATACAGCTCGCCCGACGACGCGATGTGAGCTTGCCGACCTCTCCATATGAGGTTCTTTTCCGACGCTATCTGCCATTCTGTTATAGACTCGATTCATCGCGAGTTGTGCAAGCATCGTTGATGCGTGAACAAAGAAGAACAGCAGGCAGATTTCCACGGCTCCGAGAGTCAACCTCGTGACTACGCCGCAGCCTCTTCCGATCCGGTGCGTTTCGATCGCTGCATCTTTTAGCAGTTAGTGGCAAGCGATTCCTGCTCAGCTTGCATCGGTAATTTTTCACGACCCGGATTTGTCGGGGCGCTTTCTCCGCGGAAAAGCGCCGCTCGCCGGCCTTCTGAGCAGCAGGCCTTGCCACCATTCAATTCCGATCCACAGACAACCGAACAACTGGAGCGTCGGACAATGCCTCTCCTTCCCTACGGCGAATACCGCCCCGATGTCAGCGACTATGAAGGCCAGGCGACGCGCAACATTCTCAATGTCATCCCGCGCGGCGACGGCTACGGTCCGTTTCCGTCCTTCTCGGCCTACACGTCGGCCTTGCCGGCGCCGTGCCGCGGTGCGTTCTACGCGCTGAAGTCGGACGGGACCGTCGTCACCTTCGCTGCGACGAGCAACAAGCTCTACAAGCTCAACAACACCGACTTCACCTGGGTCGACGTGTCCAAAGGTGGCTCGACCTATTCCGTCCTGTCCTCCAGCGCGCAATGGCAATTTGCGCAGACCGGCAATTTCGTGTTTGCGACGCAGGCGAATGCGGTGTTGCAGGTGTTCGACCTGTCGTCGTCGACGGCGTTCGCCGATGCGCTGGGCTCACCGCCGCAAGCCGCTTACATCAGCGTGGTCGGACGTTTCCTGGTGCTGTCCGGACTACTCTCGACGCCTTATCGCATTCAATGGTCGGGCCTGAACAATTTCAACGCTTCGGATAGCTGGACGAGCGGCATCAAATCGTCGGACTTCCAGGATTTTCCCGATGGCGGCATCGTGCGTGGCGTGGCCGGCGGCGAGGCGGGCATCATCTTCCAGGACCAGGCGATCCGGCGGATGTCCTATGTCCCGGGTTCGCCGATCATCTTCCAGATCGACCGCATCACCCAGGACAAGGGCCTCTACGCACCATACTCGATCATTCGCGCCGGCGAGCGAATCTTCTTCTACGCAGGCCAGGGCTTTCACAAGATCGAGCCGGGTGGCGTGCCCGAGCAGATCGGGCGCGAGAAGGTCGATCGCACGTTTCTTGCCGATCTCGACAAGAGCAATCTGCAGCTCTTCATGGGCGCGGCCGACCCGCGCTCGACCCGCGTCTACTGGGCCTACAGATCCGTGTCGGGTACGGCCGGCACCTACGACAAGCTGCTGGGATATGACTTCCTGCTCGATCGATTCTTCCCGGTGTCGGTGACGGGCGAATATCTGCTCGGCATGTCGCAGACCGGATTGACGCTCGAAAACCTCGACAGCATTTCGTCCTCGCTCGATGCGCTCACACTGAGCTTGGATGCCTATGCGACCGCAGTGCAGCCCGAGATCGCGCAGTTCTCCAGTTCACATGTGCTCGGCTTCTTTCGCGGACCCAATCTCGAGGCGACGCTCGAGAGCTCCGAACAGGGAACCGACGAGAACCGCATCACCATCCGCGGCTTCCGTCCGGTGACGGACGCATCGACACTCTACGGCTCGGTGTCCTGGCGCGATACGCCGTCGGCGATTCCCTCGCCGGACACTGAAGTGCTGGTCAACGCGCGAACAGGCCGTTGCGATGTGAGGCGCGACACCCGCTACTCGCGGTTCAAGGTGCGAATCCCCGCGGCAACCGCCTGGACGTTCTGCGCCGGCGTCGTTCCCGACCTCACGACGAGCGGCACGCTATGACCGCTTACGTTCCCGGCATCACCGAGACCGATCTGAAGAAGATTGTGCTCGCGATCCAGCAGCTTGCCGCAGGCCGATCGAATGCGGTCGGTAGTGTGACGCTGGTAACAGCCGCGTCGAGCACGACGGTGACAACGGCGAATTGCGCCGTCGGCTCGGTGCCGATCCTGGTGCCGGCGTCGGCGAACGCGGCAGCGGAAATGGGCAACGGCACGCTCTATGTGAGTGCCGTTGCGAATGGCGCGTTCACGATCACGCATGCGAACTCCGCGACGACGGGGCGGACGTTTTTGTATGCGGTGATGGGGTGAGGGCGGTAGGTCAACGATCACTTGACGCGGCCACAAGCGTTCGCACGTCGCGCGCATGTCTGGGCCTCAGCTAGAGCCGACGAGCGTTCAATCGCTTGAATTCGTTTGATCTGAATGCGTGCGCATTCGCGGGCGCGCGGTTGCGCGCAGTACCGGGCGAACATTCTCGAACAGCCAAGTCCAAAGATATTCATGAGGCGAAGCGCCTCGAATTGCCATTTTGAGGGAACACTTGTCGTACGTAGATCAGCCGGAACGGCCGCAACGCTCATTCTCGGAACGGTGGCAAGAGGTCTGGGACCACCCCCATCCATACGGTCTCATCGCGTTATTCAAGGGATTGGCGGACGCAGCGCAGGGCGTCCCGGGTCTGATGGACGCCTCGGCCACCGTGACCGGGCGACCTCCCTCAACAGAGGAGGAAGCCTACAGGTACCATCAGGCGCGCGAGTATTTGCCGCGGGGTGCCTACGACCTAGCAAAAGCGATCACGCCCACAGCGCCACGAGCGGTCGGAGGAATTACCATCCGGCCATTGGGTCGGTCCGGTCCTGATGTTCAGCCTCGTCTGCAAACAGCCTACCCGTCTTCTACTGGCGAACGGATCTATGTAGGCCGGTCGCCTGAAAGGCCTGAGCCTGCGACGCCGAACGCTCGTGCCAAGTACGGTCCCTTCGAGCTTGAGCCCACCGCCGCTTCTCCACCGGCAGTACTGCGAAGTGGAGTTGAACCACAGCGCGGGCTCGCGCCAACAGGTCGGTTGTTTCCGCGAGAAAGCTCACTTCCAACAGAGATGGTCCCATATGTGCGGGCTCCGTCGATCGTGCCGCGGATTGAGGATGTCGCACCTCCGGCTGCGGCTGCAGAGTTAGGCGCCGTGGTGCGACCGGAGCTGCCACGGCCCATGACACAACTGGATCCGCTGCCGCAACCTCCTGCACCCAAACCCCAAGCTCCGTACCTTGCGCTCCCCAATGACGGCGCATCCGTAGGTGGCATTCTTGGATTGTTGCTAAGAGGGGCGCCAGGTGCGAGGTCGCCTGTCCCGAACGAAGCCGATCCGCGTTGGCCGGCTCCAGACGATGGCGGCGAGCGTACACCGCAAAAGTCCGATCCGAATTTCAGAGAACTGAGGCGCGTTCCATCGCGACTGCAGGGCTCGGAAGGAGACGACATAGTCAACTACCTTTCGCAGCAACCTGCGGCCGAGGCCAATCCGCCTGGAGCTCCGCTCCGCGACGATCACTTGGATATTCCAGAATTCCTGCGGCGACAATCAACGCCTGAGCCCACGAACTCCGATCGGGAGAAGAAGTGGACTGATTTGCCACCGCCGGATTTTAGGGGAGGAGGCAACTACAACGGCAACCGCGGCGGAGGAGGTGGTGGAGGAGGAGGCGGAGGCGGACGCGAATGGAGCGAGGAGTGCCGACGAGAACGCGAGAAAGCTCACAAGGTGTGCGTTCAAGCGTTCGAGAACGGATTCAGAGGAGATGGGCTGCGCTGGAAGAGCGACTACGATGTTGGCCCGTATAACAAGCCGCCTGGCGTGCCGCCCTGGAACGTTCTCGATTGCATGCGAGGCCAAATGAGCGAGGCCTGCTACGGAAATGCCTATGCAAGGCCGCCAGAACCTCAGGTTAAGAGATACAATTTGCGTCGGCGGTCTTCCCGAAAGACCAAGCGCAGCTAAGTCTCTTGAAGTGAGTGCACCTGAACGAGTAAGAATCACAACCGCAATTATTCGCCGTATCGAGAGCGGATGGAGATGGTAGTTGTCCTCGCTGTCAGAAATGATCGTGTCGTTAGTGTTCAACAAGCGATACGAGGAAGCCAAAGCGATCCTCCGCACAGAGGAGAAGACGATGTCGAGGAACGCAACACTTCGACTTCTAGGGCTCAATGAGGCGCTCGAGGATAAGGTCCAGCAGGTTGGAACGAGCCCTGCAGCAATGCGACGGATCCTGGCTGGCTGCTATATGATGGCAGAAATCCTTAGGGAGGAGGAATATTGGGGCGACGCTGAGGAGATCTACGAACAGGTCGTAAAACGATCTGTGGCTATGGACGAACCGTTCTTCCTAATGAGTGCTCGAATGTGCCGGGCTGTGTGTCTGAAGCAACTGGGGAGAAAGCGCGAAGTTGAACAGGTCAAGGCTCAGATTCCTCCCGGTACAGCGATCCTTTTGGAGGACGGCGAATTGCGGGTTGAGGACCTGTGATCTTGCCCGAGCTTGTGACTTTGGGCATGGATACGATCTTCGGTCTTCTTAAGATCGAGCGCAGGTGGCCACAAGGCTAGCCGCAGATCCATCGCCGAATATTTCAACCTTTGGCCGCTCGCCTAGCGGCTAGAGAGAACCATCTGAAGTATGGCTGAGATCTCCACCGTCGAACTCGTCTGCGTCAATCCCGTGCGCGCGCGATCTGTCTGGCCACGAGTCGCTCCGCTCCTTTGCCGTGCAACGGCGAAGACTGGGCTCTCTGCGTTCGCGGAGATCGAGCGCGCCATTCTCAGCGGAACGGCGCTGCTCTGGATCGCCTGGAACGGCTCGGCGATCGAAGCGGCCGCATCGACCAGTCTGCAGCAAACTGATGCCGGCAAGGTCTGTGTCATCACGGCGTGTGCCGGCGCCGGCATGACGCGGTGGCTGCCGTTGATCCGGAGCATCGAAGCGTATGCGAGGGACGAAGGCTGCACATGCGTTCGCATCTTTGGACGCAAGGGCTGGGCGCGGGTGCTCGATGGCTACCGGCAAACGCATGCGATCATCGACAAGCGCTTGGAATGACGCGGGGGCGCCAACAATCATCCGCAGAGGCCCGCCAAACCCAGGGTTGCATTTGTTCTCGTTTCGTTCTAAGCTCTGCTGAGCGCTTATGGGCAACGCAGGGATGGAGCATGTCGCATATCCAAGACTGCATGGTGCGGGCAATCGGGTCTGCAACGCTATGCCTGGTGTTGATGACGTCGAGCATCAACGCATCGAGAGCGGAAGATGTCGACTTGGCACCCTACACTGCCGCAGCGGAATATTGTAGCGGCAGTGTGCCAAGACCATTGGCGCTTTCGCCCGACAGGCAGCTGCTGTGTTTCAACGGAATGATCCCAGCGGATCTTGATCCGTCGACCGCAACCGAGCTGACCGACAACGGCATAGCTGTGTTTCGGAGCGATGGGGGCGATCGCGTAGCTGCGGCCAGACTGGCGAATGTGCTCCGCGACCGCCATGCAACTATCGTGATCCGCGATCACTGTCTTCTGGTGTGCGCGAGCTTTATCGTGATCGCGTCATCGCAAACCTACGTTCTGCGAGACGCTCTCGTTGCATGGGGTGTTCTGCCACTCGCCCCCGATCACAAGTGCCGCGCCTTTATCAAAGCTGAGGACCATGCCGGTCTCTTTCTGACGTCGGCGCGATGCCCGGGTTCTCAGGGGCCGGCCGATAGGCGAGAGATTGAATATCTGTGGTCTGAATTCTATCTCGGGCGGATGGCTAGCCCCGCGTTTACCGATCCGCCGGAAAGCCGGTTCGTTAGAAAGGCGCTGATGGATCGGTTTGAATCTACCAATCGGTATCCTGTCGTGTTGTGGACCTGGAATCCTCGGTACTACGCGAAGGCAATCAAGACGAAGCTGATCTATCAGCATTATCCGGACAATCAGGATGAGGTTGACGAAATGGTCAGCCGACTAGGGCTGACGATTCACGTCATCCACGATCCCTAGCAACTTGCGCATCTGGCATCCGCAACGCGATCCTGCTCCACAGGTACGCGATGGCGCGCGTTGCGCGGAATTTGTCGCTCCGTTCTCATAGAAACATAGTGAGGAAAATTATGGCCAGGCCTTTCAACGATCGTGCTCAGCCGAATTTTGCGGTGGATGGTGCAATACCGGACTTGTTCAAACGATGGCAGGACCGCCAGCAGGAGCGTCAATCTCTTCCATAGTGGACAAGTCCTGAAATGCAGCGGGAGTTTCAACCCCCACCCCTTGACTGGCAACCGCTTCCTTCACCGCCACCCCCGAACGGTCCCAACCCCTTCGATCAACCTTAGCCGCCAGTCCGGCCAGAACCGCAAGCGCCTCGACCGCAGGATGCCGGTGGGCGGGAGGCGCTCAATTGGATTCTCGAAATGCTCGCCGGCAATGACCGTGATCGGGATCCGAGGCGACGTCGATCCGATGCGCCAGCTGAGGGTGATCGCGGGGTCCTCATGCAGCGGACACCGAATTCACTGCTACCCTTCGACCCCAACGCCGACTATCTGGCGCGGCCGCGGTTCGACTCCAACCAGGCTGCCGCGCTACGGAAGTCGGGGCCGGCAGGTTTGCTACGGTTACTTGGCAACAAGCCTGCAAAGCGTCAGGCCGTCCAGCCGCCCATCTTCTTTCCGTTCGACTGATCCATTCGTCCTCGATCGTGCCGGCAAGTCCGGCGCGAGATATTCGCGCGAGGCTTTGCTGCCTTGCCATCACCTCAAGCTCGCAGGAGAGCATCGCCCATGGGCGGACAAACGACCACCACGCAAACCCAGCAATCCCAGACTGCGCCCTGGGCTTCGGCGCAGCCCGTGCTGCAGACTATTTTAGGACAGATCGGGACCGGCCTCAACAACACCGGCCTGACGTCGTCAGAGACCTCCGCGCTCGACACGCTGCGAAACAACGCCGCCGGCGGCAACCCCTACGCCGGCCAGATCGCAGGCTACGCGCAGACCCTGCTCAACGGCGGCGGTGCCAACGCGCAGGCCGGAAACGTGCAGGACAACCTGACCGCTTACCGCAACTGGCTGACCCCTTACGCCAACGGCAGCATGGTCGGAAGCAATCCTGCATTGACCGCGCAGCTCCAGCAGATCCAGTCTGACGTCGGAAACTCTGTCAATTCGCAGTTCGCCGCCGCCGGCCGGGATTTTAGCGGCGCCAACCAAATGGCTTACGGCCGCGGCGTGGCGGCCGCCGAAGCGCCTGTCATTGCCGCGCAATACAACCAGGATGTTGCCAACCGTCTCAACGCCGCGAACGCACTCTACAGTGCCGGCAACACGACGGCCAATACGCTGACCCAGATGCAGCAGAGCGACCTCGCCAATCGCGGGCAGGGAGTGACCGCCGCGCAAGCCGCCCTCGACGCGCAGAACTACGGTGCGAACGCGACGCTTGCGGAGGAAGCGCAGCGCCGCGGCATTCCCGTGCAGGCGCTGAGCCTGCTGGCGCAGATCGGTGTGCCGATCGGGCAGCTGGGAAGGCAGAGCAATGAAACGACGACGGGCACGCAGGAGAAGTCGGGGGTGGATCAATTTGCAACGATCGCCAGCGGCATCAACAGTCTGCTCAGCCCGTTTAAGGGAAAGTGGGGAGGCTAGTCGTGGAATCCGAAATTGAACCTGCGCTGACCGGAGCTGCCTTCGACCTCGCCAATGCCGGCTATACGTCCATGCCAGATCCCGAGCGGCGTGAGGAAAGTGAGCCGATCGGAGGCGATAGTGCATCTCTGCGCGATGCGGCCGAGCAGCGGTCCACCTCGGAGCCCGAGACCGTCGTCCGGCAATATACCGACGCGCGCGGCAAGCCCGTCGCTCCGCGCGAGGCGGTTACGCTCGCGCGCGCATCGCGCGATTATGCGAGCGCGACGTCAGCGGACCGGCGTGCCGCCGAAGGTGAGTCTACGGATGAGCTCGCAGCCCGCATCGATTCATTGCGGGCTGAGGTTGCCGCGCACGATCCCGAGGCGGCCGCATTCTACGGATTCGAGCCCGCTGATAGGGATGTTGATGGCAGCGGGGAATCCGACGCCGAACCGCCACAGGGGCCGGATGGTCGGCAGCACCCGTCGACACAACTCGATCCCGACCTCGAAAAGCTCATGCAGCACCCGCAGGTGCGCCGGGCGCTCGAGGAAAAGGTGGGTGAGGTCGAGCGCGCACGGCAGGGCTATGTAGATGGACTCGGTGCGGCCGTCCAGATCGCGCAGGCGAGTTTTGTCAGTCAGTTTCCGGAGCTGACAGGCTTTGCCGCGGAACAGCTTCCGGCCGCTCTCGAGCAGATGTCCCGGCAGGATCCGGCGAGATTTTCGCGCGTGCAGGCGATCATCGCCGGAAGCGAGCAACTACTGGCCCGACAGCAGCAGGAGATGCGACGCCAGGCGGATACCATGCGGCAGAATTTCCGGCAGTTTGCACATGCCGAGGACGCTCGGCTGGAAGCTATGCTCGAGGCCGAGCCCAAACAGGTTCGGCAGGCCGTCGCGCAGGAGATCCTGGCCTCCGCCAAGGCGAGCGGTATCGAGTCGGACGAACTTAATCGCCTCTTCAACAGTGAACCTTTGATGCGCAACGCGACGTTCCAGCGCATGATGTATGATGCGGGAAAGTACCGGCTGATGATGAAGGCGAAGGAGGCGGCCGTGGCGCGACCGCTCCCGTCCGTGCAGCGACCGGGTGCTGCGGCGTCCCGCGGCGAGCGACAGCAGTCCGATCTGCGATCGCTGAACGCCAGGCTTTCCACGTCCGGCGATCTCAAGGATGCGGTCGCGCTCTACCAGGCAAGGAAGGCGGGCAGGCCGTGAGCGTCCGGCAAGCCGCCGTAAGGGCAACGAATTCGTTCAGAACCTCTACTTGGGGGTTTTGTACCTTCAGTTCTCCGATCTGAAATAGCGCGCTCGCGGCAGCGAGCTCCACCTCCCCAAAATCTGCAAGTCGATCGCCGGTTTGCGAGGTCGCGTGAACGACACCGCCGATATCCTTGGGGACGCCGTTGGTCACTGCAGGCGCATGCCAAGGAGTGTGGCGAACGCATCAGCAGTGCAGAACCGACGGATCGCATTGAGCCGCCGCCCGATCAATTCCCGACATCCCGAGACAGGAACGAGCTTTATACGGAACCAAATCCGATTGCACCGCCGATGCGAACGCTTCCTCATCCGCGACAGGAGTGGTCGGTTTCTACGAACTCCGGGGATCGCCGATTGAGCAGGCCAGAATGGCGTATACCGCCGCCGATATTCTTCCGGTTTTGAGGCGACGACCCACCACGCTGCAGTCAGCTGGCTCTGAGGATAAGCGGCCGTTGACGCGGCGATCCCGGAACTCTCATAAGCAGGCAGCTGCTGCCCAGGAGGACAACATCAATGACCGAAGACGACCGCGATTTCATCGCACGCGCGGAATCAATCAGCACCAATCTCTACGGCGAGCCGATGTCGCAGGAACGCATGGCGGAGAATTTCGCGCTCTATGGATTGCAGAAGCGTGCGGTCGCCCTCGAACGGTTCGATGCCGGACTGAGAGAGGAGATCGATTCGAGCCCTCATAGCTTACGTCGGCGGGCACAACTGGTGGCCCTGCGCCGCCGCATGGGTGGTCTTCATGAGGCTCTGCGCAAGGCCGGGCGATGACCAATCCGGTACTGGCCGCGCTCGCGCAGGCAAGGCTGCGCGATGCGCCGATGTTCGTCAGATGGTGCGAATTGAACGGCGTTGCTTCGTGCCCCGCCGCACCTGCGACGGTGGCGCGCTTTGTCAGTGATTGCGCATCGCTCGGCATCGAGCGGCTCTGGGTTGCGGTGCAGCAGATATCGGTGATGCATGTCTCGCTTGGCCTCGCCGATCCCACGCTTGGCGGGAGGGCGGCGGCCGCGATCAGCGAGATTGCCGGCGTCGCAACGCCGCGCTCCTGGCCCGACCAGCACAAGAAGCGGTTCAAGTCTCTGCCATACGACATGCAGGTCTATCTGGCGGCTCATGAAGCGCGACGAGAGCGAGCGCTCCGGCGCGCGCAGAATGAAGCCGCGTCTGCCCGGCAACAGCTTGCGGCATCCGAAGCTCACATGAGAAACGAGAGGACGAATGACGATCAAGCAACCTCGGTCCACGAGACTCGAGAAGCGAATAGAAGAATTGCGGACTGAGATCGATTCCATCATCGATGGCCGCGTGGAGGAACTCGCCGGTCAGAGTCCAGGTGTGCCCGCCGGAGTGATCCGCAATCTGCTCACGGCCCGCGCGCCATCTTGCCGCTGCGCGCAATATCTCGAGCTCTACGGCGAGAAGCCGGAGGCTTGAGACCTCGCCCGACATTGGTCGCCGAAGAGAGCAGCGGCGTTCATGTCCCCATTCTGGTTCAAGGAAGCAAGATGACTCTGTACAAATGGTCCCAGACGGCGTCCGCGGATGCGACGGCCGATTCGACAATCAACTGGATGGAAGGGCAGGCGCCATCCAGTATCAACGACTCGGCCCGATCCATGATGGCCGCGATCGCCAAATACCGGGATGACGTGACCGGCGCGATCGCGACCAGCGGGACCGCGACGGCCTATGTGGTGAACACGTATCAGGTATTCCAGTCGCTGCCGCAAATGAGCGGCCAGATCGTCGCATTCACGCCGCACGCGACGAATGGCGCAACCGTGACGTTGAACGTGGACGGTCTCGGTGCCAAACCGTTGCGGTCGGCGCCCGGGGTGGAATTGCCGGCGGGAACGATCGTGCAGGGAACGCCGTACGTCGCGGTCTATAACGGTTCCGACGGAGCGTTCTATCTCCACGGGTTCTTTGGGAATCCGTACAATATTCCGATTGGGGCGAGTCTGGATTACTGGGGCGGGGCTGCCCCTAATAGCTCGTTCGCTTTGGCATACGGGCAAGCCATCTCACGAACTACCTACTCGGCTCTATTTTCGTTGGTCGGTACCGCATATGGGGCGGGTGATGGCAGCACGACCTTCAACGTTCCCGACCTTCGCGGTCGTATCACTGCCGGCAAGGATGACATGGGTGGAGCCGCGGCTTCTCGTCTGACTACGACTTACTTCGGTGCGAGCGCGGCAAGCCTTGGAGCCACCGGCGGTTCTCAGTCACATACGTTGACGCTCGGTGAACTGCCGACTGGTATCGTTTCCGCCGGCAGCAATGCGATCACCGTCACGACTTCAAAACCAGTTGTGACTGATGTGCTTAATGGATTTACGCCGGTCCAAAATCCAGGCTCCGGATCTTGGGGGTTCAACAATACTTCGCCCAATTACGCAGTCGTAAGCGCAACTGGCTCTAACTCAATCAGTGTTACGTCAAGCAATACTGGCGGAAATGCCCATGCAATCGTACCGCCGATGATTATTGCAAATAAGATACTGCGCATCATCTGACGAAATCGAACCAGTCATCTCCCATCGCTCGTAGCGAGTAGTTCGCATGCGCTGCAAGAAACGTATCTCTCGGAATCCTAGTAAATCGATACACAACCGTCTTCCGATCGACTTTTAGCGTCCCAGGGCCATTGTCTCTGAGGCGTGAGATTTGGGATTCGGTACCGTCGCCCAGAAACAGGCGATACCACAGCATTCGAGCGGCATTGAGGTTGCAAAGCTCTTGGAGGGCGGTCAACGGCTCAGGCGTATATTGTATGGCTCCATTGGAATGCATGACGTCGACTTGCCCAAGCCACTCTACGGCAGCGTCGACGCTCCTGAAGAACTTCAGCCTTTCTGTCTCAAGCTCTTGGGCACGTATCACCATGGCGGGCGTCTCCACAACAGCCCACAGAGCATCAGGTGCCTCACGTAACGCTTCTTTGTAGTGCCGCCCGCATCCACCGCCAAAATCTAGAACAGTCTTGGCGCCCCGTATCTCCGGCCAGCTTACGGTTGGCTGATAGGCAAGGGTCTTTTGAAATACGGTTTCGACCAGATCGGGATGCTCATATCCCTCGATCCTCTTGGACGGCAAGAAATCCAGCAATCGGCCCAACATTAGGTCGATGTACCACCCCACCCCCTATACGAGTCAACCCATGGTAGACATGAACGCCCTGTCCGCGGCGAATGCGCGGCGCTGGGCAAATGCCAGGCTGACGCGGAAAACCGAAGCGGCCAGCGTTGCAGCGCGCCTCCACAGGGCAAAGGCTCGCTATCAGGCCGTCGAGGCGAAAACCGGCGTCCCCTGGTTCATCATTGCCGTTATTCATGAGCGCGAGTCCTCCCAGGATTGGCGGGGATCACTTGCTCAAGGCGACCCTTGGGACAGAGTCTCGATCCACGTTCCGGCAGGACGAGGGCCGTTCGCGTCCTGGGAGGCGGCTGCCATCGATGCCCTGGTCGCGTGCCCGCCCTTCCTAGCCAGGCACAGGGATTGGTCCGCGGCGGGGGCGCTGACCGCCCTCGAAACCTACAACGGCATCGGATACGCGGCCCGTGGCGCGCCGTCGCCCTATGTCTGGTCGGGCACAGACCAATATCGATCCGGAAAATACGTCCGCGACGGAGTTTACGATCCGGGCAGGGTCGACCCCCAGCTGGGCTGCGCAGCGATCCTCGCGGCGATGGTCGCGCTCGATCCGGGCATCACTTTCACCGTCAAGAACACATCCAGCGCCTCGGGCTCTCAGCCGGAGAGGAGCCACGATCGTCCCTCGATCACAAGCCCGTCGAACGGCTCCATCGGCGCGTTCGTGGCGACACTGATCGCAACTCTGTTCAAGAGGAAATAGCAATGCGGACATTTCTCGACACTCTCGCTTTCGCGGCCGGCTTCGGCGTCTGCTGGTTGACCAAGGATGCGGTCGTCCGCTTCGTTACCGGCACGGAAGGCGTCGTCCGGTCGCTGGAGGCCAAGGTTGCACTGCTGAAGGGCAAACTCTGATGCTGGCAAGGATCAAGGCCTTCTGTCTTCACTCTGCGACGATCGCCTGGAGCTATTGCGTCGGACTCTTCGGTGCCCTTGCCGCCACGATCGATGATGTCGCCGATGCTCTCGGTGATCCCAGCATCAAGGACCAAATCAGCGCAGCGATCGGCGATCCAAGAACCACCGGACGTATCCTGCTCGGAATCTCGATCGTCACCATCTTGGCGCGCCTGCGAACGCTCAGGAGGTCGGGCTAGATGTGGATGACGTTGATCTCGTTTCTTGGCGGGCCAGTCGTGAAAGCGCTGGTTGACGCTTACAACGCCAAGCTCAAGGCGGCGAACGCCGACGCCAAGATCGCGGCAGATTTGGCAGCGGCGGAGATCGCCGCGCAAACCGCGGAAGCCGGTGCCATTACGCAATACAGAATCGCCGAGCTCGGGCACTGGCACGAGCCGGACAAGCTGATGGGCTACTGTGTCGCAATCTATTTTTCGAAACTTCTGATTTTCGATAAAGTCTTAGGGCTCGGTTCCACCGATCCGCTCTCGGGCTTTGCCTCCGTTACGTCAAATCTAGTGGTATCCTTCTATTTCGCCAAGCGCGGCTTCGAGAACGTGGCGAGGATCATCCGGCGGTGAACATGCGGGACGACGAAATTCGAGCGATAGTTGCCGAGACGCTCTCCGAGCAGCAACGGCAACAGCACGAGAGCATCGATGCGATCGTTCTGAAGGCGGTCGCATCCACCCTGACGTCGTTCGGAATCGAAGAGGACGACCGGCGCGAGCTCAAGGCTGACTTCCAGCATCTTCGGCGGTGGCGGAAAAGCGTGGAGCAGGCGCAAAGTTACACCTTCAAGGCCGTGATTACGGTGATCGTTTCGGGTCTGGTCGGTGCAGTATGGCTCGGAATCAAGATCATGCTGGGCAGGTGAAACGAGATGCAAGATTTGACAGAGGTCTCGGGAGTATCAAGGGCGAGCGTTGGACGGTTCAGGTGCAGGATTCGTGAAGCCGACGCCGATGACGACGAGATCGCTCAAACGCTCGCCGAGCTTCACCGCCTGACATTCTTCCACGGCGCGGCAGTCCCGGAGTTCGACTCTGGGATGTGGTGGCTCGCCTATGATGGAGACGAAGCGGTGGCGTTCGCCGGCGTGATACCTTCGACGCACGCCCGCAACAGCGGGTACCTGAGCCGGGTAGGCGTGCTCGAAAAGTACTGGGGGCAATCGCTTCAGTTGAGATTGATGCGGGCGATCGAGGCGAAGGGTCGCCGCAATGGCTGGGACAGCATTGTGTCTGATACGACTGACAACGTCGTCTCGGCGAATAACTTCATCAGGGCCGGATACCGGCTCTATGAGCCCGAAACGCCATGGGCGTGGCCGAGCACGCTGTATTGGCGAAAATGGTTGACAAGGGGCCTGGCAGCCTGACGGCTGCCGGGCTTCTTTTGTTTGACATAGTTGAATTGATCCATTGCCGAACTGCTAAGCGATCGGAGGTACTTGCGCAGGTGTGTTTGCCGCGCTTTAAAGTCAAAACGACGAACAAGTCGGCGATCACAAGCCGGTCCGGGAGATGCGCGTATGACCATCGATCTGCAATTGCCAGGGCACAGGCCGCGACCGGAGGCAGCGCCAACTGCGCTCGATGGGCTATTGGTCGTCGACTTCACACGGGTCGTGGCCGGGCCGGCTTGCACCCAGACCCTTGGCGATTTCGGCGCCGACATCATCAAGATCGAGAATCCCGAGGGGGGAGACGACACGCGCGCCTACGAGCATGCCGAGATCGGCGGCGAAAGCGCCGCCTATCTGAGCCTCAATCGCAAC